TACCGCATCAAACCCACCGCAAAGCTCCGACCGTGGACTGCGGATGAGGTTCCGCTGGGGGCGTGGATACGGTACAAAAGAGCTTTGCACGACCGAAGCATCCTCGCATGGACATCAAACCAAGCTGACCGAGATATGTGGTTTGATGAACGCGAACACAGCACCGACGGCGGTAAAACGTGGCTCCCGTGTGGAGTCGTGGAGGAGGCGAAATGAGCCAACCAATCAACTATGTAGCCCCAGTGTTTCCGACACCGGCAGGAACACAACACAACGACGGCATGACCCTCCGCGACTACTTCGCAGCGGCGGCGTTGCAGGGGTTGATTGCTAATGGAGAATGCCCAACTTGGGATGATGACGCAAAAGCTGCATACGCAGCAGCCGACGCAATGCTCAAAGCGAGGGAGGTAAAGCCGTGAGCGATACACCGCGCACAGATGACCGAACCGTAATCATCGACGGAAACCAGTGGGTCAATGCACCGTTCGCTCGCCAACTCGAACGCGAACTCAACGCAGCCAACGTCGAGATTGAGCGACTTAAGAAATCCAACCTCCAACTCCGAGAAGGTGCGGAGGAACAGAAGCAGCGCATCAAGCGGTTGGAGGCTGGAGATGCAGCATTGACCTATAGCATTGCTTTGGACCTACAGAAGGAGAATGACGCACTGAAACAGCGCATCAAGCGGCTGGAGAAGGCGGGGGATGAACTCATTGATTATTTGAAACACCGCATCAAGACAGACCATTTGAATCCAATTTGGCACACTGCATCAATCAAGTGGGGCAAATCCAAGGAGGCCAAGCTGTGAGTCTTGAACAACGAATCTTGAACGTAAGGGACGGCGCACTTTTGATATGCCCCACTTGGGAGCAACTTAAAGAACTCCGCGCAATCGCTCTCGAAGTCCGCAAAAGGGAGGATCGCATCAAACAACTGGAGGAGGAGCTTGAGCGGACCAAGCAGGATCGGAACGCTATTGCTAAGAACACCCGCGAGCCGCTGCTGTTGCAACTCGATCATGCCGCCGAGCGCATTAAGCGGTTGGAGGACCGCATCCACCGAGCAGCATCAGCGTTCTTCCGAGACGGATCGGACGGTCATGTTGCGAGTCAAATGCTTCAGATTCTGGAGGAGGAGAGGAACAAACCATGATCACCAAACTCCACGAACTACCGCCCGACCATCACCTACGGAACACGGCCATCCAGCACATCGACGTGCGGATCAAATGCCGGCACACAGGCTCAACCCGGGATCCGCGCACCTGGCGCATCAAGGGCGACACCTATAACAGGCTCTGTGACACCTGGCAGAACAACTTCGACTTTATACTGCAATGAAATCAGCTCAACAGATCCAACAGGACGGCACGGGAATCTATCGCCTGACCAAAAAGGATGCCGGGGAGGCCTATCGGGCTGCCCGGAAGGTCAAGGTCGACTCAATGTCATTCTTTACACGCAAACGCGGGAAAGGCTCCAAGTGAAGGACTTCGACGTAGCACGCACCATGATTGAATACGGCGGATCTTTCGTTCGCAAGCTGGGCGCCGCGGCCCTAGTGGCCGACCAGGACAACCTGGCGAAGATCAAGTCGACCTGGCCCGATTACTGGGCTCAGTACGACCGGATGGCAAAACAACTTTCGGAGGTCGAGAAACAAGCCTCCAGGTAGACACAACAACAACGACACAACAAAGCAAACACATGGGAATCACAGTATCAACGAAACCGAGCGGCGGGAACTTCACACCCTGCCCCGAGTACACAGGCCGCGCGGTCTGCGTCGACATCACACCGCTGAAGGCCTACGACACCGAATATGGGGTGAAACAGAAGTTCAAGATCGCATTCGAGCTGGATCTGATCGACCAATCACGCAACCCGGTGCAGCCCTGGGTGGTCATGACGGCGCCAATGACAGCCAGCCTGCACGAGAAGGCCGGCCTGACCAAGTTCCTCAAGGACTGGCACGGACGAGCCCTTACGGCCGAGGAGACGGTCAGTCTCAACCTGGATGGCCTGATCGGCCGACCGGCCACCGTGGTGATCGTTCACGAGCAATCGAGAGACGGCACCAAAACATTCAGCAACATCAAGCTGATCATGCCCCACAAGAGCGGCGAGCCCCTCCAGCCCTCGGGCCTGTGGGTTCGCCTGGAGGACAGGCCGCCCCGGGAGGACGACAAGGTGAAGACGGTGACGCCGGCTACCGCGGCTCCGATCAAGATCGCCGAGGTTAAGGTGCACGTCGGCAAGTTCAAGGGCGTGGCGCTCTCGGAGCTGACACCGGACGCCGTGCGCGGCCTGGCTGAGCACTGGCTGCCCAAGGCTAAGGTGAGCCCCGGCAAGAGCCCGGAGGACATCGTGCTCATCGCCGCGCTGACCAAGCGCATGGAAGAGATCAACGCCCAGGAAGATCCTAACGATTCAGACATTCCATTCTAAAACGATCTCTTGTCTTTGATCGTTTTAGCTGATACACGGTAGCCCCGATGACAAGAAAAACTTGGAATGAGGCCATGATTGCAGACCGAATCATGGAAAACTACCGCAGCACAGGACTGATGCCCACAAATCAGTATCTGAAAGAAACAGGACAAAGCGATCTATCGAACAAGATTTGCAAGAGTGGTGGGTTCTTAAAATGGGCCGAGCGACTTGGTCTTTCAAGAGAACATTCCGACTCCGACACCGGCTGGGACGGTGAGAAGAGAGTGCAGAAAATACTGGAATCGGCAGGGTTCCAAGTTGAGAGAATTGCAGCCGTGAAGTGGCCGTTTGACCTGCTGATCAACAAGGTTCTCCGAGTTGATGTTAAGTCGGCCAACTTCGCGGAATATGGTCCATGCAAAGGTTGGTTTTACCGCATTGGGAAAACCCCTCAAGCAGACCTAATCGCGCTCCATCAGTTAGACACCGGAGCTACTTACTGGATCCCGTGGAACATAATTCCGCATAGCAACGTGACCATCTCAAAGGACGGGGGGAAATGGGTCCGATATAAAGAAACGCTTTGGATCGTCCAAAGCATGATTGAAACCCGCCAGGCAGAGACTGAAAAACTGTCTTTGTTTGAATCAAAAAATTAGACCTGAAATTCTGCAAACATTCTACACATGAAGACCCGCAAACCCACGATGAAGCTGAGCCACATGGTGCCCGAGGTGGTACAGCTCAGATCCGAAGGCTACACGCTGGAGGAGATCGGCAAACGCTTCAACTTGAGCCGCCAGCGGATCAACCAGATCGAGCAGGCGGCAGAGAAGCATGAGGAGATCCTACGACTGTGGGGCTTCCCGTTCTCGACCAGGACGTTCAACATTCTGGAAAGCCTGGCCATCAAAAGCCGGCAGGAGGCTCTCGACCTTTACAACCTCGGCCACCTGCAGCCCAGGTCGGTGCGTGGGTTCGGGTGGGTATCGTACCGCGAAATATGCGAATGGCTGGGCGTGCCCACCGTAAGACAGCCATTGACCAAGACCGTCTGCCCTCATTGCGGCAAACAGATCTGACAACTTTCCGGCAGCCTGTTGCTGTCGGGGACTCGTGGGTAACCGGGGGCGCGCATCGGGACAAACGCGCAACAATCTCAACCATTAGAACTATGCCAGCCAATCCGACCATCATATTCGACATCGAGACCGGGCCTTTACCGATCTCAGAACTCAACATCCCACCTTTCAACCCGGCAGACGTGAAGCTGGGCAACATCAAGAACCCGGACCTAATCGCCGAGAAGCTACAGAAGGCCGAGGAGACTCATACCGCGGACTACATCCGGAACGCTGCCCTGGATGCCCTCTCAGGCCAGATCCTGTGCATCGGATACCGTTTCGAGCACCAACACCTCGGCGTGCTCAAGAACGACGACAACGAGGCCGCCATGCTCCGGGAATGGTGGACCATGCTCAATTATTATGAACGGCAGCCAAAACTTGTCGGCTTCAACATCAAGGCCTTCGATCTGCCGTTCCTCATCAAGCGCTCCTGGAAGCACCGCATTATCCCACCCTACTGGCTGCGCCAGGGACGCTACTGGAACGATCTGGTGGTCGATCTGCGGGAGGTGTGGCAGCTCGGGGACAATCGAGCCCATGGCAGCCTCGGATCTATCTGCCGGCACCTGGGCCTCGGGGACAAGACAGGCAGTGGCGCCGAGTTCAGCCTGCTGTGGAATACCGACCGCCAGGCAGCCATCGACTATTGCCTGCGGGACGTGCAGCTCACCCAGCAGGTGGCCGATATCCTGATTCCGGCCTACTGAGGAGAAGCCATGACATGGATAATTCCCAGGCAGTTACACACATCGGCCTGTGCGCTGGATACGGAGGCATTGAGCTTGGACTGCACCGAGCAGTCCCAAATCTGCGCTCAGTCGCTCTTTGTGAGATTGAAGCCTTCGCCATCAGCAATCTGGTTGCGAAAATGGAGGCGGGACACCTGGACGCGTCACCTATTTGGACGGATCTTAAGACCTTCCCTTGGGCAGCGTTTCGTGACCGCGTGGACATCCTCACTGGTGGCTACCCATGCCAACCCTTCAGTGCAGCCGGGCAGCGCCGAGGCAAAGACGACCCAAGGCACTTGTGGCCCTATATCGCAGACGGCATTCGACTTCTCAGACCCCGCTGCTGCTTCTTTGAGAACGTCGAAGGACATATCAGCCTGGGGCTGTCCGACGTCATCGAAGACTTGGCAGGAATGGGTTACAGAACGACGTGGGGCATATTCAGCGCGTCTGAATGCGGTGCGCCTCATCAGCGCAAGCGGGTCTTTATCTTGGCCTACAATGACAGCGAACGAAGCCAAGAACTCGCAAGGCAAGTCTCAACTCAATCGAACACCCCCCCCCTCGGGACGTTTGTGCTATTGGCCAACAGTTCAAGCCAGCGAAGCCCGTCAGGGCTTTCAGGACAGGAGTCGAGGTATGAAAGGCAGTCAGGAATCACTCAGCACGGTTGTCGTGAAGCATGGCCCTCCCGTCCCGGCGAGCAGCAGTACGGATGGGAGCCGCCCAGGGTTGTGGCAGACAGCCACCGTATCGACCGGAGCGCACCGGCAGAAGGACGGGAGCATGATCGACAAGCTGGACCAGCAGGTGAAGAGCCACACCAGCGGCAAACTCAACCCGCGCTGGGTGGAGACGCTGATGGGGCTGCCGGTGGGATGGACTATGCCGAGCTGTGTGTCTCCGGTGACAATCGAACGGACGAGCTCCGACTGCTCGGGAATGGAGTCGTGCCGGCCACCGCAGAACGGGCCTTCCGAGTGCTGATGAAAGAGCTATACACCGCCCCGGCTGTCAGCTAGGGAGCGGCCTGTCGACGTGAGCCGTGAGAAGCAAACGCCGAAACCACAACCAGAACCCATGTTCAACAAACTTTTCCCCACCCTTTCCGTGTTACGTCGCGTTGGTTCTGCGCGAGTTCTCACCACGGTCTGGGTGGGGTTTTCCGTTTAAGACATGATAATCGAACCCGACTTTCTAGATCACTGGAAGACCCGTCTACTGATGCGGTTACTCGACACCGAGGCAGCCCCAAACTACGTCATCCGACTTTGGTCTCACTGCCAGACCAGAAAGACAAACAAGTTCCCAGAGTGGAGTCCGGCAATTCTGGCATCGGTCTGCCGGTGGCCTGGTGATGCCGATAAGTTCTGGTCTGCAATGATGCAGACATTCTGCCGGCACGAGGACGGATACCTGATCGCCCACGAGTGGGACGAGGTGAACGCCAGCCTGATCGCTTCCTGGTTCAATGGAGGCAAAGGAGGGCGCCCAAAGAAACCCATGGGTAACCCACGGGTTAACCCAGAATCGAATCCGGTTAACCCACGGCTAACCCATGGGGTAACCGATAGAGAAGATAGAGAAGATAAGACAGAGAAGATACAGGCGGACAAGCCGCCCACCGCTCGTTTCCAGAAGCCTACGCTCGAAGAGCTGACTGCTGAAGCCATTAAGATCGGCCTACCCATCACCGAGGTCGACAAGTTCCACAATTACTACGAGTCCAATGGTTGGAAGGTTGGTAAGAACCCGATGAAGTCCTGGCCGGCTGCCTTGAGGAACTGGTTGTCTCGCCTAGGAGACGCCTCGGGTCTGGTTGGATGTAAAGGCGCGGCGAAAAAGGAAGTCGACTGGAGGGACTCCGTATGAGCGACCCCTACTATCCCAACGACGACGAGCTGGGAATGATCGGCGCCTGCCTTACCGGATCCATAGACACCTGCTCGGATGCCCTGGCAGACATCCGGAGCGAATGGATCACCCAGGACAACCTCCGGCTGACCTTCGATGCCATCCGCGGCCTGGTGCAGGAGAACAAGCAGCCGACCCTCGGAGAACTTGGGAAGGAATGGAAGAAAGCCTACGGCCAACTACCCATGCCTTTCGACCAGTGGAACCAGGCCATGGAAGTCTGCCCATCTCCAGCAAACCTGCCGTACTACATGAAGGGCATCACCGAGGCAGCACATCGGCGACAGCTCAGAGACGCCGGAGACCGCCTAATTCGAGAGTCTGCTGTCCTGACCCTCCAACCGGATCAAATCGTCGCAAATGCTGAAGCAGGGCTCACCATTGATGTCTCCAAGGAGACACTGCAAACGTCGAAGCAGGTGGCTGGATCTTTTATCGACGAGATGCAGGACAGGTTCAACCGCAAGGGCACGCTGTCAGGCATCGCCACCGGCTTCCATTGGTTCGACCACAAGACCGACGGCCTGCAGCTCCGGGAGATGGCGCTGATTGCAGCCCGGCCAAGCATCGGCAAAACAGCCATCGCCATCGCCATCGCGCACAAGGCAGCCATCCAGGACAAGGTGCCCACCCTGTTCGTCAGCCTGGAGATGTCTCGGGCAGCTATCTTTAGACGCATGGTCTCGACCATTGGAAGCATCCCCATGCAGAACCTAAAGAGCGGCGACCTGACCGATGGCGATATGAGATCCATGACTGCCGCCTCCGCTAAGATCGCAGGCAGCCCCCTATGGTTCCTCGATGGACCCAGCAGCCACAGCATCTCCAGCATCACCGCCCACGTCAGAAGGGCTGTCAGAAAGCACCAGGTGCGACTGGTGATCGTCGACTACATCCAGAAGGTGAAGGCAGCCGACCGCTCAGAGAAGCGCACCTACGAGGTGGCCGAGGTCAGCGGCAAACTCAAGGACATCGCAGTCCAGACAGGTGTGGCCATGCTCGCGCTGGCGCAGTTAAACCGGGAATCCGAGAAGGAAAAGGGCAGGCAGCCCAAGCTCTCAGACCTGGCCGACAGCGGACAACTGGAGCGCGATAGTGACCTCGTGGCCCTTCTAAATCGTGACAGAACAGAAGCAAGCGGCGAGGCTTCGATCATTATCGCCAAGCAAAGGGACGGAGAATGCGGCACGGTTAAACTACACTACGAGGGCCAATACTGCCGCTTCTCCGACCCATCACCCAGTTTCTAAATACCAATGACCACACAATACAGCATCAGCCAGACCCAAGTCCTGCGGGAAGCGAAGCACCTGGTCCGCTACGCCATCAAGCACGGCTGGATGTCCTACCCGCGCGGCACCCAGATGGACGCCGAGGGCGACCCCATTCCCAACCTGGAGCCTGAGGAGGAGACCAGCAGCCCGATCACTCCGGAGCTGTGCAACAAAGCATTCCTGCTGAGAGAGAGAGGGATCACATTGGATAACATTGCAACAGTGTGTGGTGTTCCTCGTGGATCTATTGCTTACATTGTATCAAAGGGCCACGAGGATTACCTCTTAAGGCTAAGAACAGATCCCAATAGCACTAAGGAATCTTTTTGATAATACCCAGAAACAGGTGAACGCGAGAC